ACGTGGAGGCGAATATGGCAGTTCCGACCGCAAACGAAATCGCCATTGCCGTCTGGCAGATGGTCCTGGAAGGCGCTCTCACCGCCGAGCAGATGCAGCGGATCATGCTGGCAGCACTGGCTGGCAAACGCCAAGGGCTTGGGACCGGAACCGAGGAATATCTCGGGGTTGACGGCGCCACGCCTAGGGTCACCTTCACGCCGGATGACGCCAACGGCAACGGCACCACCGTGGTGGATGGCGCATGAGCCTGATGCGGCGAGGGGCGCTGTTCGCGGGGGCGCTGTTTGCGGGGGTGTTGTTTGGGCCCCGCGTCCAGGCCGAAAAAGTCACCCAGGGCGGAACCCTCCGCCGCCGTCCCCAGGCCGAATACTTCAACCCCATCCCCTGGCAGGCCCTGGCGCGCAAGCGCGACGACGAGGACGCCCTGCTGCTCGCCGCACTGCTCTAGCCGCGTCATTTTTTGCCAGCGCGTGTCGCGGGCGGCGGCCATCCTGAAGCCATATTCAGGAGCCCGCCCATGCTGCTCGAACGTGTCTTCAGCATCGAATCCCGCGCCGCCGACGATGACGGCGTGATTTCCTTGGCCGTCTCCAGCGAGGCGCCCTATGAGCGCTGGTGGGGGATCGAGATCCTGTCCCACGAGCGCGCGGCGGTGGACCTCTCCCGCCTGGGCGATGGCCGCCATCCACTGCTGTTGAACCACGACACCGAGAAACAGATCGGCGTGGTGCTGGGCACCGAACTGGACGAATCCGGCCGCGTGCTGCGCGCCCGGGCACGCTTCTCGCGTTCAGCCCTGGGCCAGGAAATCCTGCAGGACGTGCGCGACGGCATCCGCTCCCTGGTCTCGGTGGGCTACCTCATCGACCAGATCGAGGAACTGGACGGGCAGACAGGCGACGACCGGGTGCTGCGCACCCTCACCGGCGCCGAGTTCGAGCGCGAAATGCAAACCCAATACGGCGAACACTGGCAGCGGGCCGGCCTGGCGGCCTCCCGCGCCGATGGCGCCGCCCCCGTCTATCGGGTGACCCGGTGGACGCCGTTCGAGGCGTCCATCGTCCCCGTGCCGGCGGACCCCAGCGTGGGGATCGGTCGCTCGGCTGGCGCCGAAGTCCGCCCCGAGCAAGCACCCCCCCCCCAGAACACCCCCAACACCCCCACCCCGGAGATCCGCATCATGTCCGAGATCAACACCCCCAAGCCCGAGGAACTGGCCGCCGCCCGCGTGGACGCCATCCTCAAGATGGGCGAGCAATACGCCAAGTACATCGACCAGCGCGACGTGGCCACCGCCCTGCGCAACGGCCATTCCGTCGAGCAGTTCAAGGATCTGATCCTGGCCAAGATGGAAGCCCGCCACACCGACACCTCCGCCCTGCACCTGGGCCTGTCGGCCAAGGAGCGCCAGTCCTACTCCTTCGGCCGCGCCCTGCAGGCCGCCATGACCGGCAATTGGGCCAAGGCCGGCTTCGAGCTGGAATGCTCCCGCGCCATGGCCAAGCTGGTGGGCCAGGACCCCGCCGGATTCTACGTGCCATTCGACACCTTCAAACGCGATTTCAACGTCGGCACCGCCACCGAGGCCGGCAACCTGGTCCCCACCGAACTGCGCACCGACCTGTACACCGACGTGCTGCGCAACGCGCTGGTCATGGGCCGCCTGGGCGCCCGCATCCTCACCGGACTGACCAGCAACGTGGACATCCCGCGCAAGACCACCGCCGGCTCCCTGGGCGTGCTGACGGAAATCGGCTCGGCCTCCGAGACCAACCCGGTCACCGGCAAGCTCACCCTAAGCCCGAAGCGGGTCGGCGCCTATGTGGAGGTGTCCAAGCAGGCCCTGATGCAGGCCGCCATGAGCCTGGAAAACATGATCCGCGACGACCTGGTCCAGGGCGCCGCCGTGCTCATGGAATCCAAGATGATGAGCGGCACCGGCACCAGCGAGATCCTGGGCCTGCGCAACGTCACCGGCATCGGCACCGTGGTGGGCGGCACCAACGGCGCCGCGCCGGCCTGGTCGCACCTGGTGGATCTGGAATCCGCCTGCGCCGTGGCCAACGCCGAGGCAGATATGGTGTCCGGCTACCTCATCAACGCCAAGACCCGGGGCAAGTACAAGCAGACCCAGTACGCCACCAACCTGCCCATGATCTGGACCCCCGGCGACCAGGCCCTGAACGGCTACCGCGTCGCGGTCTCCAACAACATGCCGTCAAATTTGACCAAGGGCACCAGCACCACGGTCTGCTCGACCGGCATGTACGCCGCCGACTGGTCCATGGCCACCATCGGCCTGTTTGGTGGTCCGGACATCGTCGTGGACCCGAACAGTCTGGCGGTTACCGGCCAGGTACGCATTACCATGTCCATATTCGGCGACATGGTCTGCCGCCAGCCGGCGGCCTTCTCCAAGATTGACGACTGGATCACCGGCTGATCGTAGCCTCACCCAAGCCCCCGGCCCGCCGGGGGCTTCCATGAGGCCACGAGGAGACACAATGACCTGGTATCCCGACGCACCCCAAGGCAACGAGGCGGCGAAATGCCGCTTCGACGTTTTGCCCTACCTCGCTCGCGGCGGGGCGGATATCGGCTGCGGCGGGCAAAAGGTCTGGCCGCACCTGGTGGGGGTGGACAACGGTCTCGATCAGAAACTGTTCGGCGCCCCGGTGCGCGCCGACATCGTGGTCAACGACGCCAGCCGCCTGGCCCTGTTCGCCGATGCCGCCTTCTGGGGCGTGTTCAGCTCCCACCTGCTGGAACACCTGGCCGACCCCGCCGCCGCCCTGCGCGAATGGTGGCGCGTGCTCAAGGTGGGCGGCCACCTGTGCCTGTACCTGCCGCACCGGGACCTGTACCCCAACATCGGCCAGCCCGGCGCCAACCCGGACCACAAGCACGACTTCCTCCCCGACGACGTGCTGGCCCTGCTGCGCCAGGCCGCGCCGGACTGGGCCCTGCTGGAAAACCAGACCCGGTCCGAGGGCCTGGAATACTCCTTCCTGCTGGTGCTGAAGAAGCTGCCAGAAGGCGCCGGCCAGCACGACCAGACCGTCGAGCGCCCCGCCAAGACCGCCGCCGTGGTGCGCGTGGGCGGCCACGGCGACGCCCTGTGGGCCTCCTCGCCCCTGGCCCTGCTGAAAGAACAGGGCTACCACACCACCGTCTACACCGCCCACACCGGCGCCGAGGTGCTGGCCCACGACCCCCACATCGACCGCATCATCAACCTGCCGGACGGCGTGCTGTCGGACGATGACCTGATCGCCTACTGGGCCCACGAGGCGCCCAAGTACGACCGCTTCATCAACCTCATCGGCAGCGTCGAAACCCGCCTGCTGGCCCACGCCAACGAGCCCGCCTTCTACCTGCCCCACCCCCTGCGCCAGAAGCTGATGAACGCCAACTACCTGGAGATGGTGCACGACTACGCCGGCCTGCCCCACGACTTCCGCCAGAAGTTCCACGCCAACGAGTTCGAGGCGGCCTGGGCCAAGGAACAGCGCGATCACCTGGCCGGCCCGGTGGTGGTCATCAACCCCGCCGGCAGCGGCCCCACCAAGTTCTGGCCCCACACCATGGCCCTGGCCCGCCGCCTGGCCGGCCATGGCGTGCACAGCGTCATCCTGGGCGACCTGGCCTACGCCGCCGCCGCCGACATCGAGGACGAGGAGCCCTACATCCACGTGGTGGGCAAGGAATGGCCGGTGCGCTTCGCCCTGGCCTATGCCCAGCAGGCCGACGCCGTGGTGGCCACGGAAAGCCTGATCGCCAACAGCGTGGCCCTGGAGCCCATGCTCAAGGTGGTGACCCTGTCCCATTCCAGCGCCGAGAACCTCACCAAGCACTGGGTCAACACCGCCGCCGTGGAACCCGCGGCCATCGCCTGCCACCCTTGCCACCGCATCCACGGCCACACCTTCGCCTTCTGCCAGGTGGACACCACCACCGGCTGCAGCGCCTGCCAGGCCGCCGCCGGCCCCGACCTGGTGGCCGGCATCGTGCTCGACTGGCTGCGCGGGCATGGCCACGCCCCGGCGCCTGCGCCTGAAACCCAGCCCGAACAGGCCGCCGCATGACCCTGCGCGCCGCCCTGCTGGAAACCGAATCCGCCCGCCGCGTCACGGCGGCCCTGGCCAACGCCACCCTGACCTGGGGCGCCTACAGCATCAACGGCGTGCTCGACCGCGACTACGCCGACCGCCTGGGCCTGGTCACCCGCGAAACCCGCTTCACCGCCCTGGCCAGCGCCCTGCCCGCCATCGCCCAGGGCGCCAGCGTCACGGTGGGCGCCACCGCCTACACGGTGCGCAACGTCGAGCCGGACAACACCGGCCTCGTCGCCCTGGTGCTGGAGGCCGCCTGATGGCCGACCACCTGCACAAGCAGATCCGCGCCGCCCTGGTCACCAAGCTCACCGGCCTCGCCACCTCCGGCGCCCGGGTCTACGCCAACCGGCTCTATCCGCTGGATTCCGCCAACCTGCCCGGCCTGCGCCTCTACGCCGACAGCGAGGAGGCCGAAGTCCTCACCGTGCACGGCCCCGCGATTCACAAGCGCACCCTGGCCGTGGCCGTGGAAGCCTGCGCCCTGGCCGCCAGCGGCCTGGACGACACCCTGGACCTGATGAGCAAGGAAGTGGAAACCGCCCTGGCGGGCGGCATCACCGTTTCCGCGCGCACCCTCACGCCCACCTACACCGGCATGAGCTATCAGGACGAAGCCGCCGACAAGCCCGTCGGCGTCAAGCGCATGACCTTTACCCTTGAGTTCGAGGCGGCCGCCAACGCCCCGGACACCCTGATCTAAGGAGACTCACCATGGCAACGATTTCCAAGTGGTCCAACGTGGCGATTGCCATGCAGTCCGCCCTGGCCGCCGCCAAGACCATCACCGGCATCACCAAGGCCGCCCCCGGCGTCGTCACCAGCGTCGCCCACGGCTACAGCAACGGCGATTACGTCTTCCTCACCATCCTGGGCATGCGCCAGATCCATGATCGCGTGTTCCGCGTCTGCAACCAGGCCGCCGACACCTTCCAGCTCGAAGCGGTCTCCGGCGGCGGCGGCATCGACACCAGCGCCTACGACACCTTCGTCTCCGGCACCGCCGAGAAGATCACCTTCGGCAACAGCATCACCACCGCCACCAGCATGAACATGAGCGGCGGCAACTTCGAGAGCCTGGACGCCACCACCATCCACGACTCCCAGCGCATCGTCGTGCCCGGCCTGCCGGACGAGACCAAGGCCGAATTCGAAAACCTGTGGGACCCCACCGACGCCGGCCAGGCCGCCATGAAGCTGGCTTCCGACGCCCAGGCCAAGCGCGCCTTCAAGTTCACCTTCGGTACCGGCGGCAAGATCATGGTCTTCGCCGGCTACGTCGGCTTCGCCGGCGCGCCCCAGGGCAACGCCCAGGACATCGTCAAGACCTCGGCGGTCATCACCAGCCAGGGCACGCCCACCTACTACAGCGCCTAACCCATGCCCGCCCTGGACAAGCGCCTCAAGGCCCGCGAAGCGGTGGTCGAACTGCACGGCCACCGCTACACCCTGCGCCGGCCCACGGCGCGGCAACGCATCGAAGCCGCCGGCGGCACCCGCCTGGACCTGGCCCGCGCCTGCGTGGTGGGATGGGACCTGACCGGCCTTGACCTGCTGCCGGGCGGCGATCCCACCCCGGCCGCCTTCGACCGCGAGTTGTGGGACGACTGGCTGGATGACGCGCCGGATCTCTGGTTGCCCTTGATCGATGCCGTGGAAGACCTTATCGCCCGCCACGACGCCGCCCTGGAGGCCGCCGCAAAAAACTGATCGGCTGGCTGGAACAGGGTCAAATGCCCGGCCAGCCAGCCGCCGCCGAGCCACTTGCCGCCCTGGCCGTGCGCGCCTGGAACTGGATGGGCGGCCAGATCGATTGGGCCGGCCTGCCCCTGGTGGCCGACCTGCTCGGCATCGAGGACATGGAAATGCTGATCACCCAACTCGCCACCATCCGCGACTTCCAGCGCAGGGCCTGACATGGCCGACAACAAGACCAGCATCGTCCTCAGCGCCGACGACCGCACCCGCGCGGCGTTCGACAGCGCCCGGCGCAACCTGGACGGCTTGACTGGCGTCGCCGGCAAGCTGAATTCGGTACTCGGCGCCGTGGGCGTCGGCGCCAGCCTGGGCGGCCTGGCCACCTTCGTCAAGGGCAGCATCGACGCCGCCGACAACATGCGCGACCTGGCCATCGCCACCGGCACCAGCGTCGAGGCCCTGGCCCGCTACCAGCTCGCCGCCAAGCAAAGCGGCACCGACATCGAGACCGTGGCCAAGGCCATGGGCAAGCTGTCGGTATTCATGGCCCAGAACAGCGAGGAAGCCGCCAGCCTGGGCATCACCGCCCGCGATCCGGCCAAGGCTTTGGCGCAACTGGCCGATGTGCTGGCCAAGGTGGAAGACCCCGCCCAGCGCAATGCCCTGGCCATGAAAGTCCTGGGGCGCAGCTATACCGACGTCATGCCCCTGCTGGCCCAGGGCGGCGACGAACTGCGTAAGCAGGCCGATGCGGCGGGGCCCTACGCCAAAGGCATGGCCGACCTGGCGGACAAGGCCGACCGCTTCAACGACGCCCTGGCGGCCCTGGCCCAGCAAGGCAGCGCCGCCCTGCTGCCGATGGTGGAAGCCTTCCTGGACCTGTCGGACGCCGCTTTCCAGGCCGGCGAAGGGCTGGAAGGTTTTGACGCCGCCCTGGCCGGGTTGGGACAGGCCGGCACGGTCGGCCAGACCATCGCCGTGGTGTGGGCAAACGTCGCCTACGTATTCGAGCAGGTGGGCACCGAGATCGGCGGCATCGCCGCCCAGATCGCCGCCCTGGCCCGGGGCGATTTCCAGGGCGCCGGCAGCATCGGCAAGATGATGAAGGAAGACGCCGCCAAGGCCCGGGCCGAACTCGACGCCCTGGAAAAGCGCATCATGACCTTCAAGGCCACCGCCCGGGCCCCCGCGCAATCCGGCGCCAAAGCCAAGACCGGCGGCGCCTTGGACGTGGCCGGGCTGATCGGCGACGGCGAAGCGGAAAAGCTGCAGAAAACGATGGCCAAGGCCTTCGATACCAAGCTTCTGGATGATTACCTGCTTAAATTTCAGGACCGCAGGGCAAAGATCACGGCCGAATATGCCAAGCTGAAGGCGGACCTCACCGGCCCGGACACCAGCCAGGCCAGTGCCACGCCCTACACCGACCTGAGCTATGAACTGACCAAGGGCCGGGGTGCCATCGCCGCCGGCGATGCGGTGGGGGCCAGCATCGCCGCCGAGCGGGCCAAGGCGATGTTGGAAAGCAACAAGGACCAGCTCGGCAGCAGCATGGCTGGCTACTTTGCGGAACAGATCAAGGCGTATGAGCTATCCATCGTCGACGCCGAGGAAAAAGCCGCCACGGCCGCCGCCGATGCGCTCAAGCGCAGCCTGGACCAGGCCGCCCAGGAAGTCGCCGCCATGGACCCGGTGCATGTGCCCCTGGCCACCGACGCCATCGCCGCCGACATGCGCGCCACCATCGAAACCATCCGGCGCGAGCTGGAAGCCAATCCCCTGCGCATCCCGGTGCAGGTGACTGGCGGCGGCCTATCCGGCGCCAGCCTCGCGGTGGGAGCCCGCTGACATGAACGCCCACGACATCAAGATCGCCGGCATCACCCTGGCCTTCGACTCCACCTACCAACTTTCCCAGACCTACGAGACCCTGGGCGGCCGCGCCCTGCTGCGCATGCTGTCCGGCGCCGGCGTGCTGCAATCGCACTGGGCCAAGGTGCGCACGGTGATCCGGGGCACCGGCCGCTTCCCGGACCAGCTCGCGGGCGTGGACTGGTCCGCCTCGTTCACCATTGAATGCGCCGCGCCCCTGGGCATCCATAGCGCCAACACCACCGTTACCCTGCCCGCCGCGCGGCGCACCGACTGGGCGCCCTTCGCCAAGGCCCTGGTCGCCGGCCGCCTGGTGTCCACGCCCATGACCATCGCCACCAACACCTGCACCCTGACCGCCGTCAGCGGCGCCACCAGCTACATGGTCTACTACTTCCCCAGCCTCACCTGCTACGCCGTCGCGCCGCCCTCGCGCAGCTTCGATGGCCGCACGCATGGGAACAACGGCTGGGAACTGATTGCCGAGGAGGCATAAGCGATGCGCATTTCCTACGCCAACAATTTCAGCGAAGCCCTGACCGCCGCCAAGGACAACGTGACGGACTACCTGACCGTGGCCAGCGGCGGCGGCGATTTCGCCAGTCTGTTCGGTGCCAGCAACGCGGACGACTATGCCGTGCCGATCACCATCGTCAGCGCCGACGGCGCCACCATCAAGGCCATCGGCTATGCCGTGAGCTGGGATTTCGGGGCCGAGGACGGCAAGGTCTACGTGTCGCCGGAAATCACCGGCGTGGCCCTGGTGTCCGGCGACCTGGTCAAGTGCCGTTTGCGCGCCGGCGAGCTGAATGCCGGCCCGTCCCGCCACCGGGATATCCGCGCCATCGACAACGACAGCTACACCCTGCTGGCCCCGTTCACCCATATCGCTGTCGGGTCTGGCGGCGCCGAAATCCGCCCGCCGGATACCAACGGGGCGGCGGAAGTCACCACCAGCGTCACCTATGCGGTGGCGGATACCACGCCGCGCCACCTGACCGTGGTGCTGGTCGATACCGGCGCCACCCAGCCCACCCTGACCTGGGGCGTCAACAATTACGACGACCTGCACTGGACAAGTGCCGGGGCCCCGGCGTTTTCATCGGGCTATGCCAGGCTGGTGGTGCAATTCTGGATGGCCGATCAATACCACTGGCTGGGCACCTGGACGGCGCACGCGGATTAAGCCGTGAACGAATTTGAACTGAATGGTTCCGAGGTCAACGGCTCCGCCGGGGCGCCTATCGACCTGCGCGCCGTCATCCGCGTCACGGTCAGCAACCCCACCGGCCAGGCCACGGCACCCCTCGCCGTGTCGGTCACCAGCACCGGCACGGCGGCAGCCCCCATTTCCGTCGGCGTCATCTCCTCGGAACTGACCACCGCCTGGACGGTGAAGGTGACCCTGGCCGGCGACAACGTCTCCGCCCGCCTCACCGGGGCCCTGCGCGTGCGCGCCGAGGAAGACGCCGCGCGCACGGCGGAATTCACCCTGCTGCCATCCGCCGGCGCGGTGGACCCCCTGGACTGGACCAGCGCCGCCGTCACCCTCGACTTCATCCGCGTGCTGCCCACCGGCAGCATCCCGCGCCGCATCTTCACCGGCAAGGTGGACCTGGCCGACTACGATCCAAACACCCGCCAGGTGCGTTTCCAGTGCACCGATGACCTGCAGAACGTGGTGGCGGGCCTGAGCAAGGCGGCCATCGACGCCATCGTCGGCGGCACCTATTCCCGGGGCGCCCAGGGCGAGATCGACGAGCATTGGGACTATGCCCAGGCCCGGCTGGATTCCGTGGCCGGCTCCCTGGACTGCAACGCCTACGCCGGCCCGCGCGTGAGCCTGTGGGATGGCCTGGCCACTTGGAAGGTGTTCGACGAGGACGACATCCTAGACCAGTCTTTGGGCATCGAACTCCCCCGCCGCAAGGAACTGGTCAACCAGGTCGAGATCGCCTACGAGTACCGCTACCACCGCCTGCGCGAGCGCTGGGCCTCGGTGGGCTTCTCCGCCTCCATCCTGGGGGTGGGCGCCTACGCCCGCGGCTACACCTTCCCCAAGCGCCAGGAGATCGAGTCCGCCCTGGGGTCCATCGGCTGGCACGTCATCAGCTCGGCCTTCCAACAATCCTATGACTACGTCAAGATCGGCGACCCGGCCGGCGCGCCCCCGGGCGGCGCGGGCGACTGGTGGATCGTCACCGGCGGCGGCGTCTCCAACGCCCAGGCCCGCTTGGCGCAGCGCCACGGCCAGCCCGTCACCGAAGCCTATACCCTGACCGTCACCGCCTCCGACAGCCTGGCCGCCAACGGCCTGCTGGCCAAGCCCCTGCGCGGTGCCTTGGCCAGCGAGTGGAGCCCGGCGGCCTGGGAAGCCGACATGACCCTCACCCCGGACGCCAGCGCCGGCAACGTGGACCACGCCCCGGACGCCACCCGGGCGGATTCGGACGCCGCCATCGCCGCCCTGGTGAACATGGCCCGCCGCACCATCCTGGCCAGCCACCGCACCGCCCGCGTGCACTGGTCGGTGCCCTGCCTGCCGGAGATCGACCTTGACCGGGCGGCGGAAATCGACACCAGCACCGTGGCCGCCACCGGCAAGATCGCCCAATTCGAGCACGAAATCGACCTGGGCGCCGGCACCGCCATCACCCGCGTCGCCATCGCCCTGTCCGGCGTGGCCGCCGGCGGCATCGCCGTGAGCGACCCGGTCACCGTGCCGAGCGCCCCGGACGTGGACGCGGAAGTGGGCGAGGACGACTGGGCCGCCGAGCTGCCCGATTTCAACGTGCACGTCGGCGGGATGAATACCAGCAATTACAGCGACGACCTGATGGGCTACCTGTGCAACGCGCCCGCCACCCTCACCGCCTACAACTTCACCCTCGACCAGTCGTTCAGCTTCGAGAACCCCCACTACGACGCCGCCACCCTGAACGGCGCCATCCTCAACGGCTACGACTTCCCGGTCACCGGCTTCCGCGCCCGCATGCCCGGCGTGGCCAGCAGCCACCGGGCCGCCACCGAGATCCCCATCAGCCAGTCCTATACCCTGGCGATCCCCGAGAACCCCTTCACCCTGTCCGCGTGAGGCGACAATGACCACCTCCTTCAAGTTCTACCACGACGCCGCGCTCACCTCGGAAGTGA